GGTCCTGCAATGGCTCAAGCCCGGTGGATAGCATCTCGGCCACTGACTGCCACTTATGGGCTACATCACGCCACTCGTTTTCTCGGGTTCGGGCATCTTCATTCCTCCCGGTCCACAGCTCGACAGTTCGGGTTAGGTGGAGCTCATATCGGGCGATAAGCTCCTTGATCTCCCGATCGTGTTGAGCGGTAAGAGTAGTAACCTCCCGCTCATGTTGCTTCACCATCTCGTCTACCTGGCGCTTAGTCCAGAGCCGAGATGACATCAGACCAGCGATAATGAGACTGACGAGACTTCCGATCGACAGCCCATTGACGAGCCATGTCGGCAGTCCCCCAATCTCGGGAGGAACACCCTCCGCGAAGAACATGCCCTCCCCGTTCCAGGTTGTCAGCTGGTGTGGACCGTGCCGGAGCCGTCCGCCAAGATCTTGTCGGCCGCCTTCGCCATCTTGGCCAGCGGCGAGTCCTCCGGGATCTGCTGGCCGTCCTTGTCCGGCCTACCGAACAAGAAGTTGCGCTCGACCTGGAGGTCGTTGGCGTGCTGGCTCAGCTTGCGACCGGGGTAGCCCTCCGACCACCCGGCGGCCTCGAGCATCGCCGCGCCCAGCTCCTTGCGGATGGTCGGGTCCTTCAGCGCGCCCAAGAAGAGAGCGTTGTACGTCTTGCTGTCCACGGGAAGATCCTCCGGGGGTGTGATGGGCTTGGTCGGGGCTACGTAAATGCCCCAGGGACGCGTGTCTTCCTCGGCTCGGGTCTCGTACCGGCCGGAGAAGTGCGCGTGGTTGTAGTGCTGATCCGAGCCGGTGTATTTCTTACCGACCCAATCGGTGCTGGTGGAGTAGATCATCCCCCGCCAGATGATGTAGTGCAGACGACACATGTCGTTCGGATCCAGCCACCGTTTCCTCTCGGTAGCGATCAGCTGCTTGATCTTGTTGTCAAACCAGCTGCCCGCAATGTCGCCGCGCTTCCCGTCCGGCCATGGCCCGGTGGAGTCGCAGTCGTACGCATGGACTTCGTTCTTGTGGTCCGAGTCCTTGTTCCGCAGTGCGGCGTAGTCCTCGTCCGGCAGGTGATCCGAAGTGCCACCGGTTGCGTGAGCCGTGTCGCCGATGAATCCCTCGGCTCCTTTGTCGCGTTTGCTTCCCTTGGGAGAAGACTTGTCGAACTCATCGCGCATTACCAGGAGACAAGGAATGACAATCCAGTTACTCATAGACCCTCCTTTCGCGTCCCATCATCGCACGCACCCGCGTGGAGAACCTAGCGTAAGAGGCACCCAGATCCACGCAGAGGGCTTAGTGGCCCACACCGCATGGTTCCGGGTGCCCCAGGGTCGTGCCCGGCCTCTCAGCCCATCGAAACCAGGGTGTCCCAGTCCTGCGGAATGCCCTCGTCGTTGCGGACCTCGCCGGTGTTCGTGTTGAACCAGAAGCCCACTGGAATGCGCCAGCGGTCGTGACCGACTTGGCCGTCCGGGTAGACCTGGTTCAGACTGAGCGAGGAACCGGAGTACTCGTCGTTCTTCACGATGTGCGAAGCCCCACCGCTGTTCTGCTCGGTCTGCCCCACGTACCAAGCGTCAAAGGCCGACACGATCTCGTCCTGATTGTCACCCGTGTTCTTCATCCACGGTAGATCGGGCTGCCACTGGACATCTGACATCAGAGCACCACTCCTGTGTCTCCGGGGTCAACCCCGGCGTATTGGACAACGAGGTCCAGGATATCACCGGAGGCCGAACAGAAGATGATGAAGCTTCCCGTACCGGTCTGCCGAACCAGCGTGAGAATGATGGAAACTGTTGCATCCGTGGGAGACAGGTACCACGCATTGACGTTGACTACGTTGGACTGTGCCGCGCTGTCTGTCGTCTGTCGCATGTATCCGATCAGAGTGCTGGCTGTCGTAGCTGCACCGGATGTGGACAGGCGGAGTTGTACCTTGCCGATGTCGTTGTCTACCGAGCCATCCATGTTGATCGGGCCAGTCGATATCTGGTACAGCCGACCGGCCTTCATCGGAATGTTGTCGATCCGCAGCACACCGGTTTCGGTGGTCGTGATGCCTGCAGTCGAGGTGGTTCGCCGAGCTCGAGCGATGACCAGCTGCTGCGATCCCTCCACCGCAGAGGCCCGAGCATCGAGGTCGTTGATTGCGTTCTTGACCGCCTGGCCAAAGCCAACCGATGGAATCGGCTGACCCTGAACAGGTGGAGTGATTACGTACGGGCCAGCCATGTCAGCTCCAAACTCCTTGATCCCAGCCGTTCAGACCGTCCCACACCGCAGCGGGGAGAACCTGGACAGCAGTTATGCCCTGCAAGTACGACGCGCCTTCTATGCTGTGCACAACCGTGAGAATACGCCAAGTACCAGCAATCAGCGTACCGCTCGCGTCCTGGATGGTGACCAGCTGACCAGGCTTGCGCCGGGGATCAGCCATGCAGACAATTGATACCTGCGCACGAGGTCGGGCGAGGGTGTTCACCAGTTGTGCAGCAGTATTCGCAGCGGTAGTCCGATCCTGAATCCAGTTCATGTCCGCATCCAGGCTGCGCTCTGTGCGGACCAGCACTGACGCGTCATCCCGCACAGTAGTGTAGCCATCGGCCTGGCGGAAGCCATACCCGAGAATATTGATGAACGGAACCTGATCTGCTCCGTTCACGAGGTACACCGTCTTACCGGTGAAGTTGACGACACGGAGCACCACGGACTGTGCAGATGTGCTGTCGAAGGACGCCTTCACGTAGTTCTCGTTCAGCACCACACCAGACCCATCAGCAGCATTGTTCGCCGTGATGTAGTGAGACACTGGCTTAGTGCCGGTGATCTGCGCCGAGGTCAGGTTCACGATCTGGTATTCGGTACTGGCGTAGTTAGCAGCACCATGGATCTCCACCGCCGGAACGTCCAGCGGCAGCGTCAGGAGAGTCGTACCCGGCGGAATCGTGACGGCTGTCAGATACTGACTTACCGGCTGCGGCTTCGTGTCTACGCGCGTATCCAAGAACTTGAGCGTGACTACGTTCCGAATCTGTGAGGGATCAGCAACGGCCTCGAGCGCGGCAGAGTTCGTGCTGGTATCCTGCACAGCGACCGGAGTCATCTGCGCGGTCTCACCGAAGTACGTGGGAGGCAAAAACTCGAGTGCGTCGGCTTCATTCGCTCGATACATCGCGAGAGCGTTCCGGGCGATCTCCGCGTAGGTGTCCCACACGTTGACTGGCTCTTCCATAGCCAGCCCGAGCTGCGATATGCCGGTAGCACGCATCGTCGCATTCATCGCGTTAGGCATGGTCGGCAGCGGGTAGTTGTCGTCGAAGAAGTTCAAGAACAGCGCCGGGTTGCCTGCGTCGATGATGACATCTGAGGTAGGTACATGAGTGTTGAACGTGAAAGCGGTAGACCCGCCATTCGCCCTCAGCTGCGCGTCAGTCGGTGGAAGTTGAGACGTGTCATTCCAGCCGTTGGTAGCAAAGAACGTGGAGACGCCGGTCAGCTTCTGCCCATCCATCTGGTACAGGTACTGCCCGGCAGCGAAGTCCCAGGCGAAGCCGATGAAATGCCACTGGCCGTCGGTAGGAATGGCGAAGAACGACCCTAGGCCGACGTTACCGAAGCCGTGAGAGTCGTTACCCATCGAGATCGTAGGCTGGCGAGTCGCAGTATTGATCGTGCAGGCAACATACCCCAGGAAAGCACCGTAGCGGTCATTCGCCCTTACGTTGAACTGCACCATCCAATCACTGCCGCCTGGAAGGTACGAAGCACCGGCAGTGACTGCATCTCCTCTGATCCAGAATGTCACTCGACCTCGGCTGTTGTCGAGCGACATCCAATCCTTCATCAGAGGACCAATGCCCCCATTGTCGTACAGATGTGGGAACTCGGCAGTCGGAAAGAGGTGAGAACTCCGCGCACCAAGACGTAGTTCTTGGGTACGGCTGGCGTTCTGGTACGCGTCCATTCCCGTGAGGAACTTGCCCGGCACTGGCTGCGGGTACTTCTGTCCAAACAGCAGACCGGGGTTAGCCAGCTCGTAGTAATACGCCGCGTTGTAGTCACGCCAGGTGCCCCAGTGGGCGTGAATCGACCCGTAGAGAGTGTTCCAGTATCGGGTGTACTGGGTGGGTGCCGGACCGACGAATGACCCTCCTCGCGCCATCAGATACGTGATGATCCAATCGAGGTTGAGACCTTCACGCAGCGCACCAACGATCGGTAGCTGAATGGTTCTGTTCATGCGGATACGCGCTTTGCTCACCGCATTGAGCGTGACCTCATCGCCAGAGATCGGCGTGCCTTGCATCTGTCCCTTAAAGATCTGCGTGTCTATCGGTCCCGTGGGAGTGATGGTACGCAGAAGCGAGGTGACATCCGGTACGTCTCGGTTGTACGCAGCAATGGGGCTGTTGGTATTAAACGGAGACCACCACTGCTTGGCCGTCATGGGAGGCCGCTCATACAGTTGAATGGTCAGTGAGCACATTGCAACAGAACTTGCCCCAGAGGCCTGGTTACCGGTCGTTGTATAGATTCCCGGCCCTCGAAAGGAAGTACTGATGGCACTAGTCACTCGCATGCTATTACCGACAGAATCGGAATAAACTGCAGCACCACCATTGATAGAAGTCATTGCACCGGTACTCGAGTTCTGCCCCCAAAAGGTAAGCGTCCATCCTTGCACCGGCTGGGTAGCCGTAATGCTGTGGCTGGTAACACTTGTCCCAGTCTCTACCGCAAAGGTTGCGCCGACTCCTCGGACATCGAGGCGAGCCCCAGAGGGATTGGTAGCGAAGAACGGAATTGTCTGCACAACAAAGTTGGTTGTCGTGTCAGAAGCCAATACTAGGTAGGGATTAGTCGAGTTCCACCGGCGCTTGAAGTACACCCAAATGGCATAGGGCGCGTCAGCGATTGTACCAAGGAACTCCCACTGATCCTTGGGGTCCGGGTTAGTCTGCACAAGATTCGCGGTAGCTTGGTCCACGACCACACACGCGACCAGCGAGTCAGATTGTGCAGCAGTGGAGGGAATCGGTACCGTGATGGTCTTGGTCGCTGCACCAGTGTTCCAGCTGCCGTTATTGGCTGCGGTATTCACATAGGTTCGCCAGCCACCGCCAGCTAGTACCAATCCCTGCCGACCAGACACGCCGGTCTTCAGCACTCCGGCTGCATCTCCCTGCCCGGTCATCGTCACGGGATCAGGAAGAGCATCGTCCAGGCCATGCGAGATCTCCAATGTGCCCGAGATTTGGTGGGAAAGATCCACCAACGAGTCAGCCGGATTGTCCGTCAGCTCTGTGGCC